GTTTTATTTTTCCAAGGAAGTTTAGAATTACTAGTTTTAGTAGTATCTGTAGCGAATAGGTAGTTACGGAGTTCTCTCCATTCTGCTTCTTTTTCACTTCTTTGGATATACCAGTTATTATATAGACCTGCTAGTTGTCTAGCTAAAGCGTCTCTATCTAAAAGTCGTCTAAACTCTGCTACTGTTCCTGCCATGATTTTTCCTTAAAATGAAACTCCGCCAAAGCGAGAGTGTGTTACAACATTACTACCAACAGAGAATGAACTAAACCTCTGTTTTGGAATTATTGATATTGCAATAGCATTAGCTAAAGCATCCTTAATATCATCGTGTGGAGGATGAGCCATTACGAGTTCTTCCTCAAGTGATTGACAATTACCACCTTTATAATGCCATATTTGTAGGTTATCATACTTAGGTTCTAGTATTGCACCTACACGTTCATACTTATCACCTAGAGATCTTGTAGGTCTAAACTCATCAATTGATAAAGATATACCATTTGGTTTAAGATAACTCTCTTTAAGTTCTTTAACAATTGTTTGTTGAGCTACAGTAACCTCAGCTCTAATTTTTCTAAATCCCCACTTTTGCCATGCTCTTACTATATGGTCATAGTATTCAACAATACGATCAGTTTTAAATCTATCTATATCTAAAACGTAATAATTACCTTGACTATCTACTCCAATTACTACTAAGGCTGTGTAGTCAGCTTTTTTACGAAGAGAGAAAGCAAAGTCAATAGCAGCATAAATATTAAGCTTCCTATCTCTAATAAACCAATCTCCTTCTTTATTTTGAAGTACAGATTTATCATAGTACTGAAACTTATCTGCACTAATCCTTGCAGTATCTTCACTATTTGGGTTATTGTAGTATTGAGCATAGAATTGTGTAGTGTCAATGTATTTAGCTTTAATACGAGCTAACTCTTTATCATCAAATCCAAACTTTTTGCCATCAGCTCTTGTTTGTTTAGGCCAGAGAAACTCACCATCAGTCTCTACTACCTTTTGAAATAGCTCATAAACCTCTTCTTCTGATATAACATCTCCATCTTCACCATAAAGAGTTTCTTTCATAGCCACCATGGTATCATAAATATCTTTAGGATGGTATCTAGTGCCTACGACCCACTCTCTAGCCCCTGGATTTTCAATGGAAGCAAGTTGAGAATAAGCTGACTCAACTTTCTCACGACCATCAGCTGTATAAGCGTTGCCAGGTACAACAATATCGTCAAGAACCACAACGTCAGCATGAAAACCTGTGGTATTAGATGTAAGACCAACAGCTTTGCAAGTCGCATCTCGAATCCCTTCTAGTTTACGTTGAGGATGATCTACCGCAATCTCAGAAACAGCCCACTTTTCTCTTTTACCCTCTTCAGGGTTAATCATTTCAGGCCAATATCTACGATAAATAGGACTATCTATAATCTGTTTAATAGCGTAGAGTTGTTTCTCAGCTAAGTCTGCAGTAGCAGACACATATAGAATTGTAGTTTCTGGATGTCTAGTAATCCACCATGCAGTTCTATAAGCTATTAACTTGCTCTTCATATGTCCACGGGGGAGAAGAACTAATTGATTATGCTTAGCCTCTGAACGAGTCCACCATTGAATTAGTTCTTCATGAATGGCTCCTAATAATAGATGTGGAGCAACAAGTTTTATAAAGATTGATAAGTCAGCCTCTGCTGATTCTCTAATCTGGTCTAATTTATCTTTCATTATTTCTTATTTTTGTTTCTTGCAGATATTGCTTTAGCTTTAGCTTTAGCATCTGCTTTGGAAGAAGCTCCCCATGCTTGTAATGATAATAAAAGTCTAGTAGGTTTACCTTTAGAGTCTCTTTCAGGTCCTGGCATATTACCCATACGAGCTAAGAAAGATGCTCTACGAGGATTATCACCAGATTTAACAGGAGGTTTTAGTGTACCTTTAGAATAACTAGCACGACCTTTCGCATTTAAGCCACCTTTAGGATTTTTACCCTCTTTTCTTGTCCAAGCTTCACTCATTTTAAGAACCTCAATTTATAAAGTGTAGAATCGATTAGATCTTTGATCTCATCAATTAAGTTTTGTAATTCTGAATCTTGTGGTAATTTTTCTCGCATAGTATAAACATTGTTACAGAGTAATTCTAATTCAGCTACTGGATCAGGACCAGGTAGTGCATAGAAAGATTTATAGTTCTCTAGCACACCATATTTACCCATATAAGCTTCAATAAATGAATCAAGTTTATCTTCAAGTCCTGAATAAAATTCTCCTAATGCAACATGATGAGCATAAGTTTTAGCTCTCCAATGATTAATGTGTGCATTAGTAACAGCGTGTAGTAGCATTAAAGCAAAAGCTGAAACTACTGGATCTGAGGTTACTGCCTCTGTAAATTGTTTAGCCATATATTCTAGTTCCTTTACTATCAATAATTAATGCTTGCTTACGAGGTTTATAACCTTCTTCACAGAAGCTAATGTGAATCCAACGATCAAACTCCAAGATAACTTGATCATAGTTAATATCGCTAGATATAATCTTTTTAATAATGTCTTTAGGTGTTCCAAAGGATGGACAGATAATATCTGCCGCCAATCCTTTCGTGTGTTGACTTGACGGTTTACTTCCAAGTAATGAATTAACCACAACAGAACGATAGCCACTATTAACAATAATAGGTCTTCCCAATAAAGCTCTGACATGTTCCAATCCTTCTGCTAAGTTCTTTAAGTTTGTTAAAATTAAAGGGCTAGTTGGAGTATTGTCTATTCCATGCCTATCTGCTATATCTGATGCTGTTAACTCTTCTAGAGTAAAGTGTTCCGTTAGTTTCATTTTTTCTTAATGTAGAATAAACTTCTTTCACCAAATAAATAAAATCCTACTGCACTAGCAAAGTTATCTACTTCTACTGTTGCAACTCCTTTGAGATGCATTGTAGCCCAAGTAGCTAGTACTAATAAACCAATAGTTGGTCTCATGAGTCTTACAATAGCTTCTACCCATGGATAAGATGGGTTACCTGATCCAGCTTCATTCATTACCTTGAAGAACTCAAGATCAATCTGTTTCATCTGAGCATATTGCTCTATAGTAGCTGGTTTAAATTGATCTGGTGCTACAAACCTATTAATGAGAGACTTACCTAGATCTACTGCTAAAGGACCTAATGCTGCTAGTATTGTTATCGGATCCATTATTTAAATAAGTTATTTAAAAGTAATACAATAATTGTACCAAAAGCTCCAAGAAGTATTTGTTCTAATCGTTTTAAACGAGCATTAATCTGCTCATAACGCATAGCACAAATTTCTTCATGAGTACTTAAGCGATGATCTACTTCTTGTAAGTCAGTCTGCTTCATTACATTTCCCATTTCTGATTGTTAAGGGCTAATATTAAAGCTTCAACAGTAGATGCAGATTTAATTTCAGATTCTAATCTATTTGCTTCAGCAATAATGTAAGCACGTTGATCAATGACACCTGGTTCAATGTCAAGTGAACGTTCAAATTTACGAATAACTTGCCAATCAGTTTGAGATAACAACTTACCAGCAGTCTCTTTTACTTGTTTAATATGATATTCTTTTAACTCTTTTAAGTCTTTAGGATTGTTAATATCACCATCCCAATAGAATCTATCATCAGCACGAACTGGATCTGGTACTTCTGTAATACCAATAGCTTGTTTTTGTGCTAAAGTTGTTTGATATAACCATTGTGGTGGGTATGTGATACCATTATGAGTAAATTGAGTACCTGGTTGTATTACTTTTCCGTCTAATAAAAACATAATTACCTCGCTAAAGAATTTTTGAATGGGTTTTCTGCAAATGCTACGTAAATAAAGTTACCACCTGATGCATTGGTTTGATTTTGACTTGTTCTTAACTTAAATCCATTAGCTAAAAAATCTATATAAGGAGTTAATGTTGAACTTCCAGCAGATTCTGCATCTGTTAGATTTGCCTTTAAACCTAAATCAACAACATTATATAAATTTCTTGATGAATCAATTAAATGCCAATTAGCTGTTGTATTGGTTTGTTTAATCATTAAATATTTAGGTCTAAATCCAAGATAAACAACAGGGCCATTAGCACTACCATTACCTGTGTAAGAACCAAATTTACTAAATCCTTCTATTTCTGCCCAGCAATAAGCTACATAATTATTAGAACTTGTATTTATACGACCATTAGTTCCAATACTAAATACTGTAGATGATGGTGCTGTACTATTCCAAACTCCTGCTGCTCCTACTGTTATATATGCACTTGTAGAATTTAAATATAGTATATTTAATGGCCCACCTGATGTGTGATAGAATGGCCAATCATTTGTCCCATTTGTTCTATCTTTTATAATAACAAGTTTAGGTGCAACACCTAAACCATGTCCTACTGTAGCATTAGCACCTGTTCCTGTATAAGTTACAATACTAAATCCAGCAGTTGTATTTGCAGATACAGTAGATGTAATAGAACCTGTTGTATTAAGAACAGCTGAACTAGGTTTAATAGCAATAGTAAAACATCTCATATTACCTGATGTTGTTACTGTAGGTCCAGTATAAGAACCTGATGCTACTCCTGAAAGTCTATATACAAATTGACATGGAGAAGTTGCATCACCATCAGATATAATAGTTGTATATCCAGTAGGTGCAGCAGTTGGACTTCTACTAGCTGCACTATCATATACAACATAAAGTATTGTGCTATTATTATTTGCAACAGTTATAGCACTTGGTGTAATTGTAGTTGAGTTTCCAGCTGGTGCGCCAGCAGTATCAAAAGATGCATTAGAAAATACTAAAATAGTTCCGTCTGCTGTATTAGAAGTAGATTGTGTAACTGTATAACTTGCTGGTTCAGATACAGCAATTCTCCAAAATACAGCTTGGGCTGTACCATTATTAGGGCCAGCAGTCCATCCACTTGGTGTTGTCCAAGTAGTAGCAGAGGAGCCTCCACTATTTACAACCATAACTAATAAGTCACCTGTTGTATAAGTAGGAACAGTTACAGATATAGTTGTAGAGTTTGTTGCTTGAGTAGATAACTGTGATGTTTTATATGTAGGAGTTACTGCTGTTGAAGCATTCCATTGCCAAGCTACATAAGTTTCTGCACTAGTAGCACCATTAGCTGATGTGCCATGCGTAAAACCATCTGAATTAAATGATGTAAGCATTTGTGCATCTGTAGCTTCAGCAGTAGTAGCATTTGTTTGAATATAGTTGCCAACTCCACGAATAGAGTCAAATACTAAATTATTTCTAGTGCTATTTCTATTTTTCCACCATACTAAATCTGGTTTAAAAGCACCTGCATTAGTAATAGTTTGTGCAGAGCCATCACCTGTCCATAATGTAGCATCCATATAGCTATTACCTTTTTTGATAGTGCTATCAGGTAAGTTATATGTATTTAATCCTACAAACCCTGTAGGTGGTGTGTATGCGAATGGTCTTTGACCAAAGTTAGCAATCCAAGTTTGTGAATTTCTATTACATATGACTGGTAACGCTGATGTGTCTAATCCAGAAGCAACTTCTCCTGTTCCTGCTGCTGGGTTACCAGAATTTGCCCAAGTGCCATTTCTGCCCATCCATAGTTTACCATTATCGTATGCCATCATTACAATATCATTAGCAACCCAAACACCTGTAGATATTCCTGTGGTTGCACCATTTTGGTATATAGCACTAACCTGTGGACACATACCAACAGAATTTGCTCCTAATGCTGTTACACCTGCTACTAATGTATCGTTAGCTAATGTTGTTGGAGTATAATTAGAAGGTAAAACTCCACAAGCACCTCTAGCATTATTTACACCAACATTAGTTATTTGAAATTCCCAATAACATTTATTAGATACTGTTTGAGTAGCAAATACACATACAGTAAAACTTCCAGAAGCATCTACACTTTTAAGGTTACCATCGCTTAATGTAATTGATGATGCTTTTGCATTTGGGTCTAGCGTAGCATAATTACTAGCACTTGCACTTAATGTAGGGCTATCTGTCATAGCATCATAAGTTGAGTCAGCAGTTACAGATATATTGTTTGTA